TTAAAAATCAATATAATCGGAAAATTGTTGCCCTATTTTATCTTTAGCAAATTTAGTGATATGAGTATAAATGTTCATTGTTGTTTTTAAATCTGCATGACCTAGGCGATATTGGACTTGTTTTAAACTCATGCCAGACTCAAAAAGTAAGCTTGCGTGAGTATGTCTAAACGCATGAATTCTGATTGGTTCAATTTCTTTTTCTTTGGTTATCTCTAAAAGCCATTTTCTAGGTTTTGAAGGCGATAGCATCCCTCCATTTTCGGATTCAAAAATTCGTGTGGATTCAGGATAGCTTTGGTGCAATTCATCAAGGATTTTACAAGTTTTTTCATCAAGGCTTAACAATCTGTTTGAATTAGCTTTAGGAGGAAGTATTTCATATCCTACAGGAGAATGAGAAATAGCTTTGTTGATATCAAGAGTTGATTTTCTATAATCTTTCCATTCAAGAGCGAGAAGTTCGCCTTTACGAATTCCAGTAAAAGCAAGGATACGAAATAAAGCTATTTTCTTAATGTCATTCGTTTTTTCTACTAAAGCCATAAAATCTCTTAATTCATCGGTATCATAAAAATCTTTCTTTTCTTCAACTTTTTTCTTAATACCTTGAGATGTTACAGGGGCGGCTGGATTAGCTTGTATGTAACTTAGCAGAGCAGCGTGATTAAATACCTTGCGAACCATTCCGAAGAGTTTACGAGCGAATTTAAGCTTCCCAGATAAATCATTTCTAAAAGTTTGTAGATCCATAGGCGTAAAATCTGATAGTTTTGTGCTTCCTATGACGGGTAAGACATGTTTTTCAAATGCTCTAGTAGTTTTGTAGTAAGTACTGTTCTGTACTTCCTTTTCATAAACCAATAGCCATTCATCATAAAGTTCTTTAAACGTCATAGAACTTTTTGGCGTAGGATTGTCAATTTCTTCTTGGATACTATGCAAAGCAGCTCGGGCATCAGCTTTGGTTTTAAAGCCACTTTTTTCCGCATACTGGCTTTTTCCATTCTTTTTCCCAATATAAGCTTTGAATTTATAAGCAGTAGTGCCATTTTTCTTTTTATATGCTTTTATTTCCAAAGTTGCTTTTTATACCTCATTTCTGATAAAATGGTATAGTAAAAAGCTTATTAAAAGCTTTTACACTACTTTATAGTTTAAATCCGCCCTCGCCGTCGTAAGTTTGGGCGGATTTTTTATTTGCTTTTTATTTGTAAATTGTTTATAATAGCTTTAAAGATAACTTGTGAAGGATATCCGCTGGGTCCCAAAATGGGGTAAGTGCTTTATTGAAGCATTGAGCAGTCCTATGTGCCTGGGGTTATCTCTTTTTATTTGCCTTCTTTAGATTCTCAATAATATTTTGAGGATCTTTTTTTATTTCTGAGATTATAAATTCAGCAGCTTGTTGTGAATATGAATAGGTTTCATTTTTTCCAACAATGTGCTTGAAAGAATATTTTTCGTTGTTTTTCATATCATAAAATTTTATAAAAAGTCCAAGAGTATAACTGCTGAAGATATTTTTACTTCCAGAGCTAGTTTTATATGTAAATGGTATTTTACGCTTTTGCAAACGGACTTGAACTTCTTTTACTAAATTATCAAAAGAATATTTATGCGTTTCGCTAGGGTCTTTATATTTTGTAATAGTATTTACAGATTGTGTAGAATTTCTATCAATCTTAAAAGTGAAATCCGCTTTTTCTTTCGAATTAACTTGGTAAAAATTATGCTGAATTGCTATAGAAAACTTATCTGATGGATAAAGTTCGGTTGTTGTTTCAATATCATTTTTTTGAAAAATAAATCTTTGGGCGACTTCAGGAGAATATTTCAATTTTATTTGCTCATTTGTTAGGGGCTCCATGGTTGCTGATAGAGTTAAAAAATTTTGTGGGACGTGTTTTGTAATGTCTCTGTTATGGAATCGAAGAAGTTGCTCAGAAAATGAAAGAACGTTTGATTGAAAAAGTGGAGCATATATCACTTCATAGTCTTCAGTAATAAAATGAGTACTCGTATTTCTTAAAATAACCAGTTTTTCTAAATTGATTCTTAATGGTTGTGTTTTATTTGGATAAACTTGATTTATCACGTTTTCTAAACTCAATGTTCTATCCGGACTATCTTTAAAGTAAATGCTCTTTCCATCGTCCAACATTTTTGCTTTAAGCATCAGTTCCCATGCGTTACAAATAAAGAAGGAGAAACCTTCAATTCTATAATTAATTGTGGGTTTATTGTAAATCTCAAGACCCATGATAAATGCTTCAATACTTTTATCAACTAGTTTTTTTGAAAGTTCTCCGGTCATTTTTATCTCCCTACTTTTTAGCTTGATAGCACATATATTTTTTATTTAAACAAATCCCAGATCGAGAATGTCGTTTTTTTATACACTTTATTGTAAGCTGCTTTCTTAGGATCTTTAATCCATCCCATGCCCTTTTTCCCATAACCGGGAATGAGGGCTTTTTTTACTTTACGTTTGTATTTTGCGGTTGTTCTCGCCTTAATGCTCTTTGTAAGGCTAGACTTTCTCATTCTGTCTTTCTTAAATATTGATATAAAGCAGCGGTAGTTTTACAATCATCTAGAGCATTATGTGATTCTACTTTAATATTTAAAAACTGTTTGATTGTTTCTAGTTTTCTATCTTTGAGGAAATCCAATTTTCTTTTGGATAGAGGAAGAGTATCAAATACTCTGAATTTAGGTATATCAGTAGTGTTTTCAGCTAATTGAAAAAGAAGAAAACTCATATCAAAGGGAGCATTATGAGCAACCAATGTATATCCTGAAATAAATTCTAGAAAATCAGAGTATTTTTCACTGAAAGATGGAGAATTTTTGACTTGCAAATTGCTTATTCCTGTTAAATTCGTTATAAAATTTGATATTTCAGAGCGCACAGGTTTTATGTATTCGTTAAATCTTTCTACTTCAATCTCATTTTCATATTTAATAGCCCCGATTTGAATAATTTCATTAGATTCAGGATTTAACCCTGTTGTTTCAAAATCGATAACAATATAATGATCTTCAAATTTTCTTGCTTTTACATATTTTGGAATTTCTGTCAGTAATTTTGGTTTAATTGGCTCTATGAAGGAAGATGAAGAATAGTCATTTTCTATCGGCATATATTTTTCATTAGGTGAAAATTCTTTTGAAATAGTAATACCAATGGATAAACTATATTTTCTATTTCCAGTTATAATTTTCTCGTCTCCAAAGTCATCAAAATCTACATATTTAAACTTACCACCCTTAATGTGGGCTTTAGTAGCTAGAATACGGTTAGAAATATCATTAAGCACTTCAATATCTGGTTTATCAATATAACCTATTAATTCACCTGTCGTAAGATGGACACTAATGGCACTACTATCAGATCTATTATTAGGTTCCCTTTTAAGAATAACATTTATGGTTTCTAAAAAGGAGATTTCCCAAACAGGGTCGTCTTCTGTAGGAAACATTTCCTTTATTTCTCTTGAGGTTAATTCATCATATTTCCCCCAAATTAGTCCATCTTTTACATAATTCTTTACTACTTTTTGTATGACTTGATTTCTATCATTAAAATCTGTACCTTTTAAACTAAAGAAATATGTAGTTTTTTTTATATTATCTTGGGGGTGAGGGATTTCATTATATGTTGAAGAATCAATTATATTGTTATAGGTCTGTGAAGACTCTTCTAATTTTTTGTTTTTAACATGTATTAAGAATAATACTATAAGCACAAAAATAATAAATACTATCATAAAACTCCTTTTATACAGTTCCCTAGCTTTTGACGAGATTCGAGATGTTGCTCGTAGTTTTACTTGTTTAATTAGTTCCCAATAATAGCCGGAATTCTTTTTCTGCCATATTAAAGAAATTATGGCTTAGATGATAACGATCCAAAAATTGATAAATATTAACAGATTCAATCACATCAAAATAGCTAATATAATCTACAATATAAGCGTGCATTTCTTGCTTATTAATACTAACTTTTATTTCATCTTCAAATATTTCAGTGATAGCTTCATGCAGCTCTAAATATTCATTTTTGATGATTGACTCAGCCAATTCAAAAGGTGCATCTGTTGTATTCACAAACACATTAAAATATTCGTAGTTTCCCCCATTGGCTTCAAATATTTCCCAAAGAAGAAGAATAGCTTCGTGGTTTGCTCTAACTTCTTGTGGATTGATTGCATCAAAATATTTTCCACGATGGTTATCTTTATTAATGATATGAATCAATTCGTGAGCAACTTCGAAAGGAGTTGCTTCATCAGAATTATAAATCATTACCCTAGCATCAACATTAACAACTGCCGGTAGTGGCATAGATTTAATATCACATATTTTGAATCCACATTTTTCAATTTCTTTAAGGAGATATTCTAAAAGCTCCTGTCTGCTCATAGAAACCTCCTATTTGTCTTCTAGCTCTTTTCCTAGAGCTTTTTTCATAGCTTCTTTTACTTCATCAGTTAGAGGTCTGCCATCAAATGAAACCCACTTGTCCCAATCAACTTTATTATCATCCACTAAATCTGCAAGGTCAAATTTTTCTTGTTCGTTTTTAATAGAAACAATTTTAGATTGCTGTTCTTCTTGCTCTTTTAATTGAGAAGAAGCTGTATCAAGTACTATTTTTTGTCTTGGTTCTTCGAGTTGTGAACTTATTTTATTTATTTCAGATAGAGTAGAAGACGTTTCTTCACTTTGCATAGGAAAAAATTCGTCTATTGAAACGCCCAAGGCATTTGCAACCCTGAATAAGAAATCTCTTTTAGGAATCCTAGTTCCTTGTTCATAATTAGAGATTGCGCTGTTTTTCACTCCGACCAAATTAGCTAAGTCTTGCTGGGTCAACTTTTTATTTTTGCGAAATTCTTTTATTTTCATTCCGACAAATTTGTTTATTTCTCTATCGTCCATATCGAACCTTTCGAAGTTTTATATATGTATTATAAAAGAAAATTACACGTTTTGCAAACTTTTTTTGGTAATTACTGTTTTTTTGTTGATTTTACACGAATTGTGTAGTATGATTAACTCATAAAGTCAAACAAGCGAACAAACAAAACAGTTGCGAAGCTTCTGTGAATGTAGTTACACGTTGTATTCAACTCAGCGTAAGTAGCAAGTTTGGCAAATAAAAAATATTAGGAGAAATTATGGAGAGTTTACAAATTCCTGATTGGGTTGTTAAAGAATTAGAATCAGCAAGTATTGGTTCGCACGGTAATTGTCCTAGATTCCTTAGAGGATTTGACAGTTATTCTAAAGAATTTCAAAGTTTTTGGTTGAATAACTATGATATCTGTAATGCATGGTTAAATCCTTTGACACGACAATTTGTAGAAGTTATTTAAAATAAAAAGCCCCAGTGGGGCGGAAAGGATGTTGATATGATAGTAATTATTACCTCAGCTTTTATTTCAATCATAATCTGTTATGCATTTTCATTTTATTACTCTTACCTTTATCGTGAAATTACAAAACAAAACGATAAAGAACTAATTGAATGGCTAATAAATAAGGGGGTGCTTAGTTCAACACTTCAGGGCGGTAAGCGGTCAAAATAGTTTTTAATGATTTGCCAAGTTCGGTTAAACTATAAACTTTTCTATCAATTTCAAATTTTATATCATGGAAATTTTGTTTAACTCTAATTATGTCATCATCGGTGTCAAAAATATATTTTTTGATACTTGGAATAAATTCATTCCAATACTCGGAACGATTTTCCTTTATGACTCCGTGTGATAATAAAAAGTTAAAAGATTCAATAGTTTTATCTTCTACAAAATCTTTATCATATTTATAACTTTTTTCATAAATTGGATCATTAAAGTCTCTAAGCTTGAAGCGATTGGAATAATCTCCTTTGATTTTAAAATACCTTGGTTCCCAGTATTCGTGATATGTATTTTCTTTTATAAACATTGGATTATCACATGAAATATTCATCTCAATCAGAGTATCGTACTCAAACATATATTCAAGAAGGTTAACTTCATCAGAAGACATCTCTCGTATTAACGATGAATAAAAAGGCTTAACAACTTTAGTTTTATCAACGCTTGCAGCAATTATAGATGAATATAACTCCCTAAATTGCTCTTCTGAAAGTTGATAAATAGAATCTTCAAGAATTTTCCCTATTAAAGATACATTATCCTTATACATATTTTCGGGAGAAATCAGTTTTGCCTTTCTATTTATTTCATCTTCATATGCATCTAACTCGGCTTGTGTTCGAATGCCAAGCTTCAGAGCTGGACGGCAAACAAATAGCAAAACTCCTTTAATTGATGATGTTAAAGGTTTGGCTACATCCAATGCTTCATTTACAATCGGAGAAAGTACTTCTCCGAGTCCGGCATCAATATTCAAATCGTTCATAAGAACCTCCAATAAAATTTTAGTTTGAACACTTACATTATATCACGGAGTTATGATATCGCTCACAATGAGCAGGGAAGACTGGCGAACAGGTTCGATTCCTGAACTTCCCTTACTGCGAAAGCAGAAGTTTAAAACACAGAAAGGAGCCAGTATGGCAGTAGAAAAAGAGTTAATCGCTCTACGAAAAGATTATAAAATCTCGCAAAAACAAATCTCCAAAGCTATTGGTTTGAGCGAAGAACAGTATAGACGTAAAGAATTAGGTCAGTACGATTGGAGAGCTACAGAAATGTTTGCGATCCGCAACTACCTGAAACCATTCATTGGTCCAAGATCATTGAATGATATTTTTTTTGACAAAACTACACAAAATGTGTATAGAACTAGTTAGAAAGGCTAAAACATGAACGAATTACAAAATTTTAATTTTAACAATTTACCAGTACGAACAGTACTTATTGATGATGAACCTTGGTTTGTCGGGAAAGATGTAGCCGAAATACTCGGTTACTCAAATACAAAAGATGCATTGTTGAAACATGTTGATGACGAGGATAAGCTGGGGTCGCAAATTACGACCTCAGGTCAAAAGCGAAATATGGTAGTTGTCAATGAATCTGGGTTATATAACTTGATTATCGGAGCAGCAAAACAAGGTAAAAATCAAGAAATCAAAGAAAAAGCTCGACAATTCAAGCGCTGGATTACTCACGAAGTCCTCCCAACAATCCGCAAGCACGGAGCGTATATGACTAATGAAGTCATTGAAAAAACTTTAACAAGTCCAGACTTCATTATTCAGCTTGCCACTAAACTCAAAGATGAGCAAGTAGCACGTCTTGAACTTGAAAAAGAAAATAGTCAGCTCAGTCTTGACCTTGCTGAAGCAACTGAAAAGACTCGATACCTTGATTTGATTCTTGATAGTCCAGATGAATTAATTGTAAAACAAATCGCTCAGGATTACGGAATCAGTGCTGTTAAGTTTAATCAAATTTTGAATAAACTACGAATTCAATATAAGCAAAATAATCAATGGATTCTTTATTCAAAATTTCAAGGTAAAGGGTATATCAAGAGCCGTACATTTAATTATATCGGTTCTGACAAAAAGCAACACACACGAATCAATACTTGCTGGACTCAAAAAGGTAGAGAATTCTTATACCGCAAGCTTAAAAAAGCTGGATATCTCCCAGTAGTTGAGCAAGATGTTGCGTAGAAAGGAAAGCTCATGTTTGAAGAAATGATTCAAAAGCTGAGAGATTCAGTTAGAGGAATTGTTTTAGATTCCATGCATGACTATATCTCCAATGATGGAAAATATCCTCTTGCTTTAACTCAAAAACAAGTTATGGAGCTGATTGGCTGTAAGGATGAAAGTACTTTCGCTATTTCATTTAAAGAGCATTTGAAATTTGCTGAAATGAATTACGGGAAATCAGGGACAAAATGGTCAAGAGATTTAGTTATTGAATGGTTCAAAGAACCACGAAATTTGCAATTGCAAAGACGAGGTAAATAAGATGACCTACACTTACATAGTCAACCCAGAAACGGGCGAAATCCTGTTTGACCTGGTACACGATTTAATCACACAGAACATTCGAGCAATCAAGATCATTGCTAAGAAATTAAATGCGGTGCTCCGCTAGAAAAGAGAAAAACATGACATTAGCAGAAGCAATTACAAAATTTTCAACTGAAGTACTACAACTTGACGAAACAAAAAACAGCCCAGAAATGGTTGCAGCCATTACTGAACTGTTGAAAATTGAAAGAACTTCTAATCGTTTATCAAAGCAATAGATTTTATTTCTGAACCATTAACTGATAGTTGATAACGACCTTTAAAGTTATATGTTCTACCATCAACAATGGAAAAAGTTGATAAATCATCTGTTAGAGTTTTACGACTTCCGTTGGCTACATAACTTACACTTTCGAATTCAGATATTGTTTCATCTGAACCAGTTTTAAAATCAATAATAAGTTTCATTAATATTTACTCCTTTCTCAAATATTTTGAATAAAAACAGCTAGCCGCGGTATTTCATTCTACTATATTATATCAAAATACATTTTGTTACACAAACTAAAGATACAAGATATTGTGTCAAAAAGTATTTACATTTCTAAGGAGGCACAAGATGTTGTGGTTAACCATTGAAGGAAAACTTAAAGAAAAAAACATATCAATATACAGACTGTCTAAATTATCAGGAGTCAGTACGCAGTCCTTATCTGCTATTAAACTTGGTCAATCAAAGAAACCTAGCTTTGAGATAGTCGTTAAGATAGCTGAAGTCCTTGATATTGACTTAAACCAATTTAAAAAGAAAGGCAAATAATGCACACACAAACTATTAATGGACGAGAGGTCCTTACAGTTCCAACAGTTATCGGATATAAGCATTATGACTTAGAGAAAAGAGAAGTAGTTGGAGAAGTTATTGAATCTACTTATCGAAGAAAAGACGGAACAATGTACATTATCCGCAGATCACGAACAGAACGAGAAAAAGCTGCTATGCTCAATTCGTGCTTGTCTGACTGGGGATATTAGTATGAGCAAACAACAAAAAAGCGTCCACTCGGCAAAGTGAACGCAAAGACGTGATGTGTCTATTTAATATGATACCTAGATTATATCACGTTTCAACAAAAATCAGAAACGGAGAATTTAAAAATGGCAAATGAAATTGATATTTATGAAGCAAAAAATCTTAATACAGCAACGGTTAAAAAATTTCTTAAAGGTGGTGGTCAAGCAAGTGATGAAGAACTTGCAATGCTATTAGCGATCAGTAGAAATCAAAATATGAACCCATTCATGAAAGAGGTATATTTCATTAAATACGGTTCGGCAGCCGCTCAAATCGTTGTATCTCGTGACTTTTATCGAAAACGTGCATTTCAAAATCCTAATTTTGCGGGAATTGAAGTTGGGGTAATTGTTCTAAATAAAGATGGGGTTCTGGAACATAATGAAGGAACATTCAAAACTAAAGACCAAGAATTAGTTGGTGCATGGGCAAGAGTACATTTAAAAAATACAGAAATTCCAGTATATGTTGCTGTTTCTTACGATGAATATGTGCAGATGAAAAACGGACAACCAAATAGTATGTGGGCCAACAAACCATGTACCATGCTTGGAAAAGTAGCAGAAAGTCAAGCGTTGAGAATGGCATTTCCTGCTGAGTTTTCTGGAACTTACGGCGAAGAAGAATATCCTGAGCCAGAAAAAGAACCTCGCGAAGTGAACGGAGTCAAACAACCTGACCGTGCTCAAATCGAATCATTTGATAAAGAGGATTACGTAGCAAGAAAAATTGAAGAGTTGAAAGAAAAAGCTCAACCTCAAAAAGAAGTTGTTGAAGAAACTGGCGAAGTGATTGATGAAATAACAGCGGAGGATTTCTAAAATGAATGAATTTAATGTAACGTTTGAACCAGCAAAAATTGAGGTCTTAGACCGTGAAAAGTTTGAAGAACAAATTAATTCAATTGCTCAAGCAAACTCTAATCGACTTGTAACTATTGATTCAATGGCAGATGACAAAAAAACTCGTGCAGAACTAAGGAAACTTTCAAAATCTTTGAATGATGAAAAGATTCGCATCAAAAAGGAGTATAACCAACCTTTAACAGAGTTTGAAGTTTGGTTCAAAAAGGCTGTAGCAGTATTAGATCAGGCAATTTCTCAAATTGATTCTGGAATTAAAGATATCGAAGCTAAACAAAAAGAAGAAAGAAAAAAAGTTGTTCATGAATTGTTAATTGAACTTACGGCAGACACAGAAGTAGATTCACGAATCTTTGAAAGTTTTGTTGATGACTGGGCCAAAGCATCAAACTTTAATGATGTTAAACCTAAAAAGCAGGTAATTGATTCTATTACTTATGTTATCGATGGCGAAAAACAAAAGATTGCTGAATACAAAGCAAATAAAGATACGATTTCAAACTTTTGTTTTGGAAATAATGTTAGCGATACACCATACATTCGGATGCTTGATAGTGGAAAATCTGTTAGTGAAGTAATGTCAGCAATTTCTGAGGATGTTCTTTTTGAGAAACAGCGCAAAGAAGCTGAGGAAAAACGAAAAGAAGCAGAAAGACAAAGACAAGCTGAACTTGAAAAACAACAACAAGAATTTGAAACAAGAAAGCTTGAAGAATCGTTTAATGCACTACCTTCTCATGTTTGTGAAGAAAATGCAAGAGCGCTATCTCAACCAGAAGTAGTTGAACATTTTAAAGAAGAATTTGATAAAAAAGCTGCTCAATCACAAATTGAAATATCTGGAACTACAGTCAATGAAGAGCCTGGAAATTTTCCTAATGAAAAATATATGGCAGTAATTGAAATTTATTTCGCAAGTATTGAAGAAAAAAATCAATGGAAGCAAGTCATGATTGATATTGGTTTCGGAGATTTTAAAGCAACAGAATTTAAAAAAATCTAATATATGAGCAAACTGCAGTCCTCACTAATCCTGAGCAGTAGAATTAGAAATAATTCAACTTTAAGCAAGACTACCTTGGGCGGTAGTGCTCGTATTTAGTCAGCCTGAGCAAGCTTTCAACTGCTCCCGCTTTTGCGGTAGGAGGTCAAGATGATCTATGACGAATACATGATAAGACGAATCATGGAGAAATATGATTGTGATTACGATACAGCAGTAGAGCTGTTTAATGATATTGATTGAAATAAAAAATAATGGAAAGGAGGGAAAATGAGTAAAAGAATCATTGAAACAAGTTTTTGGACTGATGAAAAAGTCATTGATAATTATTCTCCAGAAGATAAATATTTCATGCTTTATTTGCTGACAAATCCCAAAACAACTGCAATAGGAATATATCCATTGCCAATTAAAATAATCGCTTTTGACATTGGTTATTCAAAAGAAAGCGTTCTGACACTAATTGAAAGATTTGATAAAACTTACAAAAATATTGTGTATGATGCAAAAACTCAAGAAATTGCTGTTTTGAATTCTTTAAAATATACTATCTCAAAAGGTGGAAAACCTGTTGAAGATATGATTAACAGAGAATTAAATGCAGTAAAAAATTCTGATTTAATTGAGAGCGTTTATAAAAATATGTTGGATTGGTGGTCTATTTCAGATAGAAAGTTTGATGAACTTATTAAAAGTTCATTTGAAAAAGAAATTTTTAAAAGAAAAGAAGCAAAAGAAAAGAATGCTAATACTAATGTTAATGCTGATGCTAATGCTAATACCGATTCGGTGGACGATTCGTACCACGATTCGTTAAAACCGCATAACAGCAACAACTTCGACACTTTTAATCATTCGAACGAATCGTATAACGAATCGTCAAATGCGAAAACTGATTTTCAAAACTTAATTGAACTTTATCAATCAAATTTTGGAATAGTAAAACCAATTCTTTACGATGACTTGAAAGCTGATTTAGAAGATTATGGCCTTGAGCTAATTATTGAAGCAGTCAAACGAGCAGTAAAAAGACAACGAGAATATGGATATGCACAAGGTATTCTTAAATCTTGGAATAATAAAGGAATAAAGACACTTGATCAAGCAAAAGCCGAGGAAGTGAGCTTTCAAAATAAATCTCAAAACAACCAGAATAAATTTCAGCAGCAAAAGCCAGTCAAAAAAGCTCCTGAATGGACTGATGAGGGTAGATTAATTAAAGCTGGTGTTGATACAACTGGAATGACTCAAAACGAAATGTACAAACTAGTTGGAGAAATGGGGTTGCGTAATGAATGAAATCAGGAAGTATTATCTTGAATTAGCTAGTAGAGTCTGTGAAGGAATTACTCCAGGACACCTTGATGAATGGCTTAAATGGGCCAAAGAAAATGGAATATTGTTAAGCCCTTGGATGTTTATATCATCAAAAACAGGTTTGAGCGTTGCAGAAGTATCAGAACGTATCTCGCCTTGGCACATGGAACGTGGAAAACGTGTCGAGGATGAGTACAAAAAAATAAAAATTGTTTAAAAAGGAGAGAAATAATGTTTGAAATAACAACACTGATAATAAATATAGTCATTGCAATTCTATTCGTTACTTGCATTCTATACTGGTTCAAAATTGGTAATAGATTTAGCAGATTAATTACCAAAATAAAAAATGACTATGAATTTGACAACTTCAATCGCTCAGATCTTGACGAGTCAGAGAATGTGTTCGGGAAGGAATAAGAAAACTACCACCATATTGGTAGTAGTTGCATGTCATTTTAGACTAAGTTTTCCAAATGTTTAACTGCGTCTTCAATGGTATTTCCATAACCATAGATTCCTGAGTTATCAGCAAGGTTTGCTCTAAAAATATCATTTGAAGTATCAAGAGTTACTGTATATTGGAAAAATTTATTTTTGTTAGTGAATGTCATAATTGCATTCTCCTTTCTTAA